CCGCCTCGATCTAATGTACCGACATTATCTATTTTATAGTTAACATCGCACAATGCATTATTCATTGCCTCCCACATTTGAGAGTTTTGAATTGGCTCGTATCCTTTGCCTACTATACCCAATGGGATTCCGCCCATTTGATCTCGAACCATCATTTTATAATTGTCTGCTTTGATCATAGATTGATCGCTAGCTTCATAAAAGATTGGTTTTTCAATTACGTTCCAATCCAATATATCATTATATAGTTCTTGATCTGATTGTACATTTTTGCCAGTTTTTGCTTTTTGCATTTTTTTTCCTCTTTCTATTTTTAATGGTAGCTTCATTGCTACAAAATGAAAGCGGGAGCTACCCGCTTGATTAAGCTAGTACTGATGAACTTCGTAGGAAGGCGGAGTAATTAGAATCGAATTTTTTCGAGATTCTTGTTCGATATAATCAATTAATCGATGATAACTATTTTTGTTTTTACCGCCAATATTCCAATCTTGGATATTTTCGACTTTTAAGCCGTCACGTCCAAGATACGCCTTGCCATTTTTCCAATTATAAATTGTAAACGGCGCGCCGTCATGGAATGAGAAACACCATTCAACATCGGTTTTATTGCAAGAGTCCGAGCCTTTTTCATATTTATAATGAGGATTCCCGAACAATTTAACTAGTGTCGAATATTTAATCTTCAAATATCCTTGCAAATAAGTTCCGCAAATATTATCCGATTTTTGGATTGTTTCTTTATCTGTTATTATTCCATTTGTCATAATGTACCTTTCTATTTAATTTTATTTTAATATAAGAATGAAAGCGGGAGCTACCCGCTTGATTAAGCTAAGCGATCAATTCAACCGCTCGAACATCGCTCAAACTGCGCAACTCATCGCACATTTTAAGAGCTTGTTTTCTAGTATTGAAGTAATACGGAAGAGCTTTATTACCCAATCCGTAATAATATACTTTTACTAAGTACGTTTTCATTATTTACCTTTCATTTATTCTGAAGTATAACAATCAAACCAAGCACCACATATTCTAGTATGTTCGACCTCATCGGGATCGGTGCAAGTGCTTGAACTGGTCTGAGGATTTTGGCAATGTTCTTGCGCTTGTTCTAGTGATAAACCACTATCAATCGTGATGCTATCCCTATCCTCAAAATATACTCTTAATATTTTGTATGTCATAATGTACCTTTCTAGTTTATTAATAAAAATTTGGGCAGTATTAACGCAACTGCCGAGCGTAAATAGAAAGAAAGAGAGTTTAAGAAAATATTCAAAACAGATATAAAAAGTGTCTTTGATGCATGGCTTCTGATTTATAGTGACTGCTTGAATCTTACGGCGTTTCGTGGCTAGTGTCAAAAATGACTGCGAAAGCTCGCGCCGTTTTATTCTGTTTAAATTCAATTTTCAAAGATCGCCTAATTAAGATCGCCTCAAAAAGACCGCTCTATTGAGCATATGAATATAGTATCATAATAAACAATGTTGTATATCGCTAATTTTGAAACTCCAAAATCCCAAAAAATGAAACTCATACTATATAGAGGAAACACGCACAAAAGGGTTCGTACGCGTACAGGTTGCGCGACACGCTCACAAACGCGCGCGCGTGCAGTACTTGTGCCATATGAGTTGATCTAAAGTATTGCACAAAAAATAAGAGCCGTCAAATCGCGATTCTTGGCAGTACCACAACATATAGTGTAGGTCGCAACAACACACCACAACATATTGTGGAGGCAGGGGGTTTTTTCGGGGGTAGCCCCGCGCCCCGCGACCATGCCAAACGTGCAGTATATAGACCTTCACTAAACTCTGTAAATTTTGAGCTTGACCATATTATAGGCAGGGGGTTATATACAATCATGCTATTAGAGGATTTATCTTATTGCGAGTGTTATAACTGTCAGAATTATTTTTTTATAGCTGAATTGCCACTTGGAATAAACAACCCTCAATTTTGTCCTTATTGTGGGATTGACTTTGAGGAGACTATAGAAATAGAGACACCAGATGATTTGTGATATATGCGGATGCGAGGATTCAGAAGAAAATCCTATATTTGAAATACTAGATGAGGAAGGGTATGTAGTGCAACGTATATGTATGAACTGTTTTTTAAAGGAGATTGATAATGGGACATTTTCCTAACCTACCA